CAGGCTTTACCGACTATGCAATCGCAAGCATCCTATCCTGCTCCCTCATCTAATGGGATTAATTGGGTGTCGGGGGAAAGCGGTGCGAAGTCATGGATCGTTGGCAGAGGGGAATCCGTATTACTGATGGACAGCGAGAGCCAGTGTTTTTACCTCAAATCAGCAGATGCAAGCGGTATGCCTTTGCCACTACGTGTGTTTGATTACACAGAGCGCACGCAGAACGCTCCACAAGGCTCACAGAGCGTCTTAAATCAATCTGGTGATAATTTTATCACACGGAACGAATTTGACGATTTGAAGGCAAAATATGAGGAGTTGGAAAGACAAGTAAAATCATCCAGCAAGCCGGCTGTTAGAAAGAAAGAGGTGACAGATAATGAGTAACTCTTTGTACAATCAGGTTAATCAGGACAGCCCTATGTCTATGGTGCAGCAGTTTAATCAATTCTGCCGGCAGATGCATGGAGTTAATCCTCAAACCATGTTGACGGATATGCTCCGGTCGGGGAAAATCAATCAGCAACAGCTTAACCAGGCACAGCAAATGGCACAGCAAATGCAATATTTACTACGGCAATAAGTCGGGTCGACACGGCTTTAAGCAAATAAATCATAATCGGAGGAGATTATAATGACAGACGGATTATCAGCAAGTGATGTTGCTCTCTTACAGGGTGACAAAAACGGCAATAACTATGGTGGATTTGGTGGAGACGGTGCATGGATGATCGTCCTGTTTCTGATTTTTGCCTTTTTTGGCTTTGGCAGAAACGGAAATGGACTGTTTGGCAATGGCAACGGTTCTGGATCCGCAACAGACGGATACATTCTGACTTCCGACTTTGCCAACATCGAGCGTAAGATTGATAGTGTCAACACCGGGATGTGTGATGGCTTTTACACACAGGCACAGCTTATCAATGGTGTAAACAACAACATCTTAACACAGGGAAATGCTACCAATGTGGCAATGATGCAGGGATTCAACGGTTTGCAGACTCAGATCGCAGATTGTTGCTGCCAGAACCGCTACGATGCACTGCAGAATGCAAACACCACCAACAATGCGATTCAGAGTGGCTTCTGCCAGACGAATTTCAATAACTCTAACAACACTAGAGATATTATCGAAAGTCAGAACGCAGGAACCCGTGCAATCCTTGAAGCAATCCAGGCTAACAAGGTTGAGGCTCTTAATCAGCGTATTGCTGAGCAGAATCAGCAGATCAATTCCTTGCAGCTTGCGGCATCTCAGAGTGCACAGAACCAGTATCTTGTAAACCAGTTGAGACCCAGTCCTACACCGGCATACGTGGTACAGAACCCGTACTGTTGCTGTGGACAGACTTATGCCGGGTATTATAACGGTACCACAATTGCATAGCGAGTAATCGGAGCGTAAGGCTTATTCGGGAATAGGGTGTGCCTGCGGGTGCGCCCTTTTTCCGACAGAAAGAGGTGAATATTATGTTTTTAGGACGAGTAACGGGATGGACTTCTGTGGTTGGCCAGTATATTCCTTTTCAGACAGTAAAAAATACCAACAGTAAAATCACAAACAGCAACGGCCTTTTGTCTCTGCGGACTGGCGGTCTGTGGGACATTGATGCCGCGCTTACACTGTCCGGGGTTGCCGGTAATGTTGTTGTGTCGGTACTGGAAGACGGTGTTGCTACTGGAGCGACAGTAACAGCCACCACCACAGCGGCGGGATTTGTGACGGTGCCGATTGTAGATGCGATCAGGACCGTACTGGCGCAGTATCCCAATGTTGCAAATGTCGGCTTGCAGATTGATACTGCCGGTGTGACAGTAAGCGGCACTCTGCGTGTCGAGAATGTGAGGTGAGCATGATGAGACATGACAAGATGTTAGATGTAATTTGCGAGGAAATCGACAAGATTGCGGACAAGGGGTTGACCACTGGAAATCTTGATACCGCATTCAAGTTGATTGATATGTACAAGGATCTCAAGACTGTTGAGGGCATGGAAGAGTACGATGATGACCGATACAGCCAAGCAAGAGGACGGATGAGAGCAAAGAGAGACAGCATGGGAAGGTATTCTCGCAGATACGATGATGGTAACTCATATGATGACGGTGATTACTCTGAGAGAAGATACATGGACAGCAAGCGGATGTACCGGAATGACCATTCTATGGCCAGTAAGCAGAGTATGCTTGCCGATCTTGAGGACTTCATGGGAGATATGCATAACAAGCTGAAAGAACTTAAGCGTGATGCTGATACTCCAGAAGAACGTGAGACCATCGACAAGTACATTAAGATGCTTGAAAGAATGTAAAATCAGAAGAGGGCAGGTAAAACTGCTCTCTTTTTATGCAAAATAACATGTGATATAAAAACACTAGATATTTAATATTTACATAAAATAACAAGTGTGATAAAATTAAATCGCAGGCAACCATATATTCTTTCAGACCTCTCCTAAAGGCGAAAGCCCTGCGTGATAGTTTAATGGCAAAAACTGCACTGTGGAAATGGTGCAATATCGGTTCGATTCCGGTTCATGCGGTTTGGTCGGCAGACCTAAAATGACAAGCATACACAACAACATGGTCGATGGTTACAGACCTAAAACAACCTAATATGGAGGATTGTATGAAAACAGAGGAATTAAAAGCACAGGGATTAACTCAGGATCAGATCAATTTTGTCATGGCTGAGAACGGCAAGGATATCGACAAGATTCAGAAGAAACTTGACGATATGACCGTGGAGCGTGACAAGGAAAAAAGCAGGGCAGATACCGCGGAAGAGACCTTAAAAGGTTTTGACGGGGTTGATGTTGATACGCTGAAAAAGTCCATTGCGGACTGGAAAAAAAAGGCAGAAGATGCAGAGAAAGATTATAAGCAGAAGATTGCTGACAGAGATTTTGATGATCTGCTGAAAGAAGCTATCAAATCTGCCAACGGTCTGAATGAAAAGGCTATCATGGGATGCCTTGACATTCCCACTCTGAAAGCATCCAAAAATCAGAAATCTGATATTGAAAGTGCTATTAAGGCTCTGTCAGAAGCTGAGGACAGCAAGATGCTGTTTAAGGCAGAGAACATTGTTACTCCCCATTTTACAAGTGTAAATAAGGGTGGTAACAACGGCAGCGGTATCAAGTCCAAAGAAGATATCTATGCCACAGATCCTAAGACTGGAAGATTTATTTACGGTACAGCGGAAAGACAGAAATTAATTGCTGAAAACCCGCAGCTTTTCCAGTAAATCAATAACCGATTCGCAATTTGAGCGGATCGCTAACCATCAAAAACTATTGGAGGTATTTTTATGGCAAACATTACGACAGCCGCAGAAGACAACCTGATTAAAAGCGAAAACCTTGTCACTGTTCGTCAGATTGATTTTGTTTCTCGTTTTGGCTATTCCATCAAAAAGCTGATGGAGCTGCTGGGAATTATGAGACTGATTCCTAAGCAGGCAGGAACAATGCTTAAGAGACATACTGTAACTGGTACCCTGCAGGACGGTACTGTTCCTGAGGGTGAAATTATTCCTCTGTCTAAGTATAGCACGGTTGATACCCCTATTGGAGAGATTGTTCTTGGAAAATGGAGAAAAGCCACTACCGCAGAAGCTATTTTGGATAAGGGGTATGAGCAGGCACACAATGAGACGACAGAAAAGATGATCCAGGACATTCAGTCCGGCATCAGAAAAAATATTATTACATCCCTTACTATTGCTGGACAGCCCACTGCTACTGGTGTGGGAGCGCAGGCAGCTTTTGCTGATGCGTGGGGCAAACTTCAGAACATTTACGAAAATGACAATGTAGAAACTGTATTTTTCGTAAATGCGGAAGATGTCGCTGATTACCTTGGCAAGGCAAATATTACTGTACAGACTGCTTTTGGTTTCAATTATGTCGAGAATTTCCTGGGTCTTGGAACCGTGATCATGAACAGTAGTATTACCAAGAACACCTTTTTTGCCACTGCAAAAGAGAACATCGTAGGTTACTATGTTCCTGCCAACGAAAGTGATCTTGCAAAGGCATTCGCTTTCTACTCTGACGAAACTGGATTTATTGCGGTCCATGAATACGCAGATTACGACAGGCTGACCGCTGATGACACTGTTTTATCTGGAATTAAGATTTTCGCAGATAATGACAAGGGTGTCATCAAGGGAACCATTACGCAGGCAGCAGCGGCAAGCCTGGGGGAATAACAGGCTATAGCTTAAGCAGATACACAGCCGAAGATCTGAATGGCATGACGGTTGCTGAAATCAGATCTTTGGCTGATGAGTTGGGCTATAGCATAACAAAGACAAAGAAAGCAGACATTATTGACGAGTTTTTGGCACAACAGAGGTAAATCAGTATGTATGTAGACTATGAGTTTTACAAAACTTTATACGGCACCACTGTTGATGAGACGGTTTTCAATCGGCTCATTTGGAACGCTGAAAAGCTTGTCAAGAATGCTGTGACGGGTGTTGATGGTAGATGCAAGTTGGATTTTGCATTCCCGGATGCGGCATACGATGCCGAAGCAGTCAAACGCTGTGAATGTGCTTTGGTGAACATCATGGCAAAGATTGAAAAGGCAGAAACAGAAGCAGAGGGCAATAAGACGGTAAAATCCGTATCGGCAGGAAACGAAAGTATCTCTTATGATACTGGTAGTGGTCTGATAGGAAAGGTATTGTCAGACAAATCTGCACAAGCAAGATTATATGCGGATACCATCAACGAATACCTGAGAGGTACAAAAGATAAAAACGGAGTAAATCTTCTGTTTGGTGGAGCATATCCATTCTATTATACGGAGGTGTAACATGGAAATTGCAATTACAAGTATTGCACAGGTATTGACCATTATCGGAATACTGGCATTCCTTGTGTCCTTAATTACCCAGGTATTCAAGGGTGTAAGTTTTCTTTCAAAGATTCCGACCGACATTCTCGTGTTTGTCCTTTCCATTGGACTGACTGTGGTTTTATTTATCGCATATATGCAGTACATCCAGCAGGCTATCTTATGGTACATGATCCTTGCAGCCATCATAGCCGGATTTATCGTGGCATTTGTGGCTATGTACGGTTGGGAGAAATTCTCGAAACTGTGGAAAAGATTTAATAAAAAAAAGTAAAGAGGTAGGGTGCTATGTATTCAGATACAGTGACGATTTTCAACCGATATGAGAGCCGTTTGGGGGATATGTGGTACCCTACTGTTTTGCATGATGTAAATGTCATGGCAGACCGCTCGGCCATCGTACAGAAGTACGGGGAAGAGTCCAAGGACAATGTGGTTCTGAATGTTCGGTACGATGCAGGAGATATGATTTCCGGAAAAAGCTATCTTACTCCAAAGGCATGGGACAGACAGACAAATGATCTTCTGCCACAGACAATCACATTCACACCGGGGGAGAAATTCGATTTCTTTTATGTGGGGGAATGGACGGAAGATCCCATTGCGGATGATGACTATGAGAACGGATTTTACGATTACATGAACAGCACATATGACGGTGTGTATGCTGTAACTTCCGTGTCAAAACTGGGAGTTATACCGCATTTTGAGATCACGGGAAAGTAGGTGGATCATGGAGGAGAGAAAAGAAGAAGTAAGATATGATCTTGACGGGCAAGAGGTAGTCACTACTGCTCTGATGGATCTTATCAACCAGTATCCGGGGCTGTCCCCTGGGGATTCCATCGAATACGCTACACTGGGGGATTCCAAGGGGAAAGCGGTGTTCCCGTCAACAGGAAGTGCAATTCGGCAGGAAAAGACGGATGTGACTGGTCATGTGGAACAGACCTGTGATTACCCATTCATCGTAGTTTACCGGGCAAGCGGACTGTCGGAGAGCCGCAAGGCAAAAGTCAAGGAGTGGCTTGATAACCTTGGTAGATGGCTTGAGCGGCAAACCATAACAGTAAATGATGCAGAGTATCGGTTGGAAGAATATCCGATTCTTACGGGGGATAGGGAGTTTAAGCAGATACAGAGAGTAAGTCCGTCATACCTTGATTCTATCAACGAGGACAAGGCGGAGAACTGGATCATTAACATCACAGCAACTTATAAAAATGAATTTGACTTGTAGAAGTCGACCGGGCGGCAATATGGAAGCCGCTCGCTAACCTAATCACTCAAACAGTTATAGGTAGGAGGTTTTTTTTATGAAATTAAAGCGAGAAGCACACGCACTTTACACGAAACCGGCAAGCGGTACTCTTTCCCAGGCATATTACTTACTGGGAAAAGGCATTGATGACATGAGTGTCGAGATGAATGGCTCTTTTGAGCAGACCCGTGATGTCACCGGTGACGTTTCTGTTAGCGATACGGGGTATTCTCCCCAGGTCAGTGTCGAGCCGTATCACGCGGATCCGACAGATTCCATTTACGAGTTTTTAAAAGATATTGCCATGAACCGCAAGTCTGGTGATGACTGCAAGGTAAAAATCCTTGAAGTGCTGATTGACAAGACTGATGAGGGAAGTGGATACGATGCATGGGAAGAGGACGGCAAGGTGGAGATCACTTCTTATGGTGGTGATACTTCCGGACTTGGTATCAACTTTAACCTTTGGTATGACGGCAACCGCACCAAGGGAACCGCAACCATTGCTGCTAAAGTGCCTACATTCACAGCGGGTTAATAAGAAAGAGAGGATGAAATAATATGGGAAAAATCGTAGTTGATAGAGGACTTGAACAGTACACCATCGAGGATAAGAACGGAACCGTGCTCGGTAAGTTTGAAATGAATCCCGCGGATGTGGAACTGGTCAAGCGGTATAAGTACGTAGCTGAAGCAGTGAGCCATATCGCAGACAATGTGGATGAGCGCAAGGATATCGTGGACATTGTGAAAGAAATGGAAGAAGAACTTGATAAGCAGATTGACTATCTGTTCAATTCCAACGTATCGCAGAGTTTCTTCTCCATCACATCCCCGTTTACTGTTCTGGTCAACGGTGAGTTTTTCGTGGAGAACGTGCTCAATGCTATCGGCAAGTTGATTGAAGCAGAGACCGGAAAGCGGTTTGAAAAGGTACAGACCAAAATCAACCAGTATACCAGTAAGTACCATAAGTGAGGTTTTGGATGAATCTATGGGAATTGCCTGCATCCGTGACAGCAAACGGACATGAATATCCTATCAGGACAGATTATAGGGCGGTGTTGGATGTGTTGACCGCCCTATCTGACAAGGATATGACCGGGGATACACCGGCAGAAACAAATTACATCCAAAGTGAGATTATCCGGCAGATCATGTTTGAGGATCCCGACAGCATACCTGATGAGGATTTGGAAGATGCATTCAAAGGTGTTGCAGAATTTATTGACATGGGTGTCGAAAAGACGGACAAACCAAGTCCGAGGTTAATGGACTGGGAGCAGGATGCAACACTGATCATCCCGGCAGTAAACCGTGTGGTTGGTAGAGAAATCCGCGCGGACAAATATATGCACTGGTGGACATTTCTGTCAGCGTACATGGAGATAGGCGAGTGTACTTTTACTCATATCCTATCCATCCGACAGAAAAGAGCCACCGGGAAGAAATTGGAAAAGTGGGAGCAGGATTACATCTGGGATAACAAGGATGTGGTACTGCTTAAGGATAAATTGACAGAGCAGGAGAAGCGGGAGCGTGAGGAAGACGAAAAGGCACTCAAGGAACTGCTCGGATAGGCGGTGCGTGTGGCAAATAAGGTTGTAATTGAAACAGAATTAAACACTAAGCCATTAAAAAAAGGAATAGAAGATGTAAAAGATGGAATAGATGGTATAGATGATGCTGCACAAAAATCAAACAGTGAACTGGATGACTTATCCGCAAGACTAAAGCTATTAGAAGATAAAAAAAATAAGTTGTTGAATAATGGACAAGGCGAAGGCTTTGTTAATTATGATGCTATCAATGCAGAAATAGAAGCCATAAAAGCAAATATGGAATTGATTTCAGAAATTGAATCCATAAAAAGCAATATTGCTAATACTGAAAAGATAAAAAGTTCAACAAAAGACATAGAAAATCAAGGTGATGCGGCTGAAAAAACATCTGAAAAGATTAATCAGTTGAAAGAAGCTTGCAATCGCACATCGCAATCAATCAAAAAGATGGGTAATTCTGCCAAAAAAAGTAAGTCAAATTTTGCGGTTGGGCTGAAAACCATCTTGAAATATGCTTTTGGAATCCGTAGTCTAATTGCTTTATTTAATAAGATGCGCTCTGCAATGGTTGAGGGATTCAGGAACCTTGCTCAATTTAACAATGGTGTAAATCCTACCAACACGGCATTGAGCAACCTTAAATCGGCTCTCACGCAGTTAAAGAATAGCTTTGCTGTGGCATTTGCACCGATTCTGACAGTAGTAGAACCGATTTTGACAAGGCTTATCAGCTTGTTGAGCACTGCCATGAATTATGTCGGGCAGTTTTTGGCGGCACTGACCGGGGCAAGTACCTTCACAAAAGCTATCAAGGTGCAAGAGAACTATGCAAAGAGCCTTAACGGGACCGCGGCGGCGGCAAAGAAAGCAAAAGGATCACTGGCAAGCATTGATGAACTGAATAACCAGTCCAAGCAGGAAAACAGCGGTGCAGGCGGTACGGTGTCTCCCAACGATATGTTTGAGGTTGCACCGATTGAAAGCAAAATTTCAGGTATTGCTGAAAAAATTAAATCATTATTTAAACCTATCATAGATAGTATCAAAAACTGGTTTAAAAATCTTGATTTTCAGCCGTTACTTGATAGTTTGGAAAAATTAAAAATAGCAGCTGAACCATTAATAGAAAATATTGGTAAAGGTTTACTATGGCTTTTGGAAAATGTATTGGAGCCACTTGGAAGTTTTGTAATTGAAGATGCACTCCCTGCATTCTTCAATTTGTTGGCCAGCGCAGTAGAAGCTTGTAATAAAGCATTCGAGGTGATATCTCCTTATTTGAGTGAGATATGGAATGAAGTGTTTGCTCCGTTTGCGGCATTCCTTGGGGAAACATTTGTTGGAATATTGATCGATGTGTCTCAGTTTTTCTCTGAAATGGGAGATATGTTCGTGGAAAAATCAGAGGAAATCGGAACCATATTTGAATTCCTGAAAACCGTATTGAATCTTGTCTCGATAAAATGGAAGGTATGCATCCAGTTAATGTCTGGTCAGTTACAGCCTTTTCTGACAATGGTTAAAAACATAATATCCCATGTCATTGATATCTTAAGCGGTCTGATTAAGTTTATTACCGGAGTATTTACGGGAAACTGGAAACAAGCATGGGAAGGTGTGAAAGATGTCCTTAAGGGCATCCTCAATGTCATCATTGATATAGTTGAGGGAAGCATTAACAGAATCATCGGTGCATTGAATGCAATTAGCTTTGACATCCCCGATATCGTTCACGGCATTGGTGGAAAGCATGTCGGATTTAACATTACACCAGTATCACTGCCACGTCTGGCAACCGGTACGGTTGTTCCCCGGCAATCAAGAGAGTTTGCGGCTATACTGGGTGATAACAACAGAGAGACTGAAGTGGTGTCTCCTCTATCAACCATCAAGCAGGCCTTAACCGAAGCTCTACAGGAAAGAGGAGTATTTCAGCAAAGTGATAGCGGAGATATAGTCATTATGATTGATGGTTATGAAGTGTTCCGAGCTGTAAAAAATCAGAATGACAGTTATATAAATCGAACTGGAAAAAGTGCATTTCAATATTAATTGGGAGGTGTAAGTTTGTATTCCGGATTTTTATTAAAAATTGGAAATGAAATATTCAATATGAAATATATAAAGGAAAAAACTTACAAGGGATATGCTTCAGTACAGGATCTTGATTCATACCGAGATGCAAACGGTTTATTACATAGAGAAGCTCTTTCACATGTACCCATAAAGTGCGAGTTTGAAACTATCCCGTTAGATAATGACCAATATGGACAAATTATGGATATGATCCGTAGAAACTATATTAATGAATTGGAAAGAAAAGTTTCAATTACCGCTTTTATATTGGAATATAACGGATATGTAACACAGGATGCGTATATGGCAGAACCGCAACCTCAAATACAAACTATACAAGGTAATAAAATACAATATGCATCATTAAGAATTGCATTTATAGGATATTGATATGATTAATTACGAATATGAATCATTATTTCTTGAAAATTCCATAAAAAGAGAAATATCTATTAAATTCAATGGCGGTACACTCGACAATACAGATTTGCACTGCGAGGAATGGTCTTTGAAAGAAGGACTTTGCTCGGAAAACGAATTACGTTTTGGATGTTGTGAAGCATCTGAACTAAAATTTCGTGTAACAAATTCCGTCAGCAGTTTAAAAAACAAAAAACTAAGTGTTTTTTCTATTTTGGGAGGACATTCTGAAAATCCATTCCAGTATGGCCATTATAATGTAATATCTGATGAAAAATCTGGAGATAGAAAATATCGAGACATCACAGCTTATGACAAAATGTACGATGTTGCAAATGCAGATGTATCTGCATGGTACAACAGCTTAAAGTTTCCTTTATCGTTATTAAATTTCCGAAACAGTTTTTGCGAATATTTAGGTATTGCTTCGGAGACAATTAGTCTTATAAACGATTCAATGATAGTTGAAAAAACTATAAAACCAAGTGAATTGTCAGGTAAAAAAGTATTAGAAGCAATTTGCGAAATAAACGGATGTTTTGGACATTTTGGAAGAAATGGAAAACTTCAGTACATAATTTTGCAAATGATGAGCCAGGGATTGTATCCACAAAAAGGTTTATACCCTCAAAAAGGCTTATATCCTCAGCATAAAACAAACGTCACAAAAATACAGAACAGTAGTTATATATCTTGCCAATACGAAGATTATATATGCCAAAAAATTGATAAATTACAAATTCGGCAGACAAAAAATGATATTGGTGCAATATCCGGTACCGGAAATAACTGCTATATTATTGAAAACAATTTTTTGGTATATGGAAAATCGGCAAAAGAGTTGCAGATCATAGCAGACAATGTCCTTAGTATTATTTACGGAATATGGTACAGACCGGCAAAAATTACAGCGCAAGGAAACCCTTGTATAGAAGTCGGTGACGGAATCAGAGTAAATACAAAAACAGATTTAGTTTACACGTATGTAATGCAAAGAACATTAAAGGGTATTCAGAAATTGCAAGACAGTTATTCTAGCGAAGGCAAAGAAAACCGTACAAAAAAGGTAAATGGATCTGAATATGATATTAAGCAATTACTCGGAAAAACAAATGAGTTAGAACGTACTGTTGAAGAAACCCGGTCTGAAATCAAGGATGTAGAAAGTGGACTGGATACGAAAATTACACAGACAGCCGGAAAGATTGAACTCGAAGCAAAAAGGGCTACAGAAGCGGAAGGAAATCTTAGTAGCAGAATTTCGCAAACTGCGGAATCTATAACAGCAGAAGTCACCCGTGCACAAGGGGTAGAAACAGATCTGGCGGCGGTCATATCGGTTCAAGCAGATCAGATTACTGCAAAAGTTTCAAAAGGTGATGTCAGTTCTCAGTTGAGTATTGAGAGTGGACAGGTAAGCATTTCCGGTGATAGATTCGTTTTGGATTCCACAAACTTTTCCATTACTGCGGATGGAAAAGTTACTGCAAAAAGCATTGATATTCAAGGTGGTAGTGTAAACATAGTTACATCTTCACAATCTTATGATGTTATTAGATTAAGAAATTCTAGTGGCGGATACTGTGGAATGGATAGTTATGGGCTTTCAGTACATTATGGTGGAAACACAACAACCATAGGAGGTAATGGATCGTATTTTGGAGCATTTCTTAACTCTCCTACAATATATACAGATACTATAAGCGCTAGATCTACAGCAGGGGACATCACTATTATGAACGATGTAAAATTCCAAGGAGATACAGAACTTGGTATTGGAGCATCTCATACAATAAGAGGTAGTTTAAACATAAATGTTTCTAGTTTAACTATAACATCACCATCTCTCGAAATTTCTCCTACAGGAAGTATATCTGTGGGAGCAGCATTAAAATACCTTGGTTTTTTTGGAATGCAAGGAGCAACCAAAAAAACAGTAAGCAAAGTGGCAACACCGAGTGCTTCAACAACTGCTTATAGTGTTGCTGTAGTATTGAATAACCTTATCAGCGCATTACAAGCATATAGCCTTATTGGATAGGAGAATACATATGAACAGCTTAGAAATCAGAGAATTTGAACAGTCAATCATAAATCTTTTCAACGAATGTGGTCTACCTATGGAGATTAAGCGGCTCATTGTGAATGATATTGCTGGTCAGATTAACAGAGCCGCAGATAATCAAATCAATGTAGAACTGGCAGAAAGAAACAGAGAAAAAGAAAGCGAGGTTTCTGCAGATGGCAATGAATAAGGTTTATACCAGAATTAACTGGGAAGATTACCCCAGTGAAAACACGGATTTAGATGCATACAATCTTAATCAGATGGATTCTGCTATTGATGCGTTGGACAACCGTATCATATCACAGGATGCCTTAAAAGTAGACAAGTCTGCAATAAACGGAAATATTGCTGATTGGACTATGGATGAAACAACAGGAATAATCACCATTACAAAATACAACGGTGAAAAGATTATTTTTGACCTCAATATTGAAAAAATACCTGTCGGATTTTCCATGTCTGATGACGGAATCATTACCATGACTACAGAAGATGGAACACAGTTTACAGCTGATATTGGTTCTATGATTCCGGTGTTGACATTTGAAGATTCTGCAACTATAGCTGTTTCAGTGACTGGTACTGGAAAGAATAAGACTTATTCTTTTTCAATAAAAACAGGATCAGTAACAGATGATATGCTGCAGCCTAATTATCTAGCAGATATTAGAGTAGAATCCGCAAATGCATCTGCTTATGCGCAATCCGCAAATGCAAAATCTGTATTGGCTGAATCTTATACAGTAGGTGGAACCGGAACAAGAGAAGGCGAAGATACCGATAACGCTAAGTATTATATGGAGCAGGCAAAAAAACAAACAGGAGGTATACCTACAAAAGTCAGCGAATTAGAAAATGATGCTGGATACATTACAAAATCAGTTTCTAATTTGACAAATTACTATGACAAAACCGATGTTGATAAAAAAATAGATGAAATTCCAAAAACAGATTTGACAAACTATTTGACCAAAACTGGTGATGGTAGTAATTTGACTGCGGCGTTTGAAGAAGCAACAACTTTAGAAGAATTAACGACAGGAGAAAAGTTATCATCTATTTTTGGAAAACTTAAACTGGCTGTAAAAAACCTTAAATCACTTATAGGTCTTATCGGAATTACCGATATTTCTGCTATTGGTGATGGAACTGTTACTGGAGGATTAAGTGATGTAAATAGCAAGTTAACAAACGCATTTGTTAATAGTAGCCCGAATATCAAAATAGCCTACTACACATGGTCTGGTCATGTTGTTGGTGGCACCACAACAAATTTCGGTAGATTTGACCATGTAATACCAGATGGTTGTACATTCATTGGGATGTTACTTACACCCAGATGCACAGTAGACATAACATTAAGCCATTATGCTACAGATATTTACGGTACATCGAAAGATTTTACAGGGGATATCTATTATGATGTACTGATTATTTACGCTACCTGATTATGTATACATTGCATTCTAAATAATAATATGTTTAAACAATAACATAAGCAAAATTAGTGTTATACTCCATATTTGGCTGAATAGATGATGCTACCATAAGCACAGACCCGTTTTGTAACTTCATGACACCTGTTTCTCCGTTACCATAGTCTGCAACAACAAAATCGCATTGTAATGTGGACGGAAATGGTAGTCCTGTAATTACATCATTTATATTTAGTCCAGGAGCATTAAATACAATGTAGCCATTGACCAATACAATATTTCCTGCTTTATTAATTCGCAAACCAAAACTTTTTATATATGCTGAGTTCACGTTAATGCCAGGAGATGTTTCAGTGTAATATCTTTGTTCTATTTCTAACTTGCTATTTACAATAGTAACACATATAAAAAACATACATAATAAAAGGAGAAAAAAATATGAAAAAAGAACTTTACAAAGGACCCGATATTTCCAAACACAATGGAAATGTCAATATTAAACGTGTGAGAGATGCTGGATACAAGCGTATTGGCATCCGGGCTGGCTATGGTAAAAATAATATCGATCAGCGATTTGTCAGCAATGCTTTGGCATGCGTAAATCTTGGAGTGGCGGTCATTATTTACTGGTTTTCATATGCTTTATCTGAACTCATGGCAAAAAACGAGGGGGACTATTGCTGTGATCAGGTCGAGAAGTATTGGAAAAAATGTCCCGTCGCATATGACTGTGAATATGACACTGTTCGCTATGCCAGAACTAAGGGGGTAAATATCACAAAAGATTTGGCAACGAATATGGCAATTGCGTTTTTGTCGAGAGTAAAGGAAAGAGGACACGTCCCGGTGATTTACACTAATCGTGATTACCTTAAAAATTACTTTGACATGGACAAAATTGTAGCGTCACTGGAAAAAGTGTATGTGTGGTATGCTAGGTACGGAGTTTCTCTGAGCGAAGCTGAACTGAATCTGGCCGATATTTGGCAGTATACATCATCCGGAGCTGTCCCTGGAATCAGCGGAAAGTGCGATATCAATATTTTTTACACAGACTTCGAAATGGTATCTTCTGTTCCTGCGCAGAGGGAAGAGACCTGTAATATCAATATTCAGAATTTTCAGAAAGCTGCGAATGCAGACGGTTACCGAGATGCGAAGGGAAGAAAGCTAGCTGAAGATGGCAAAGATGGTAAGAATACTCGGTATGTAAGACAGCAGATCTGCTTGCAGGCGAAGAGATTCGGACTGACCTATAAGGTTGGCTCCACAGGAGCGGTAGTTAAGTGGTGGCAGAGACGCTGCAATGAGATTTTGGGACATGATAAGAACGAAGACGGCAAGTATGGAAAAGATACGAGAAAAGAGACCATTGCAGTGCAGGACAAGCTGAACCTGGTAAAAGACGGAAAAGTTGGATACAACAGCATACAGGCAGTATTTTATAATTAAGAAGCAATTCCCCATCGGAGAATATCCGGCGGGGGATTTATGTACTGCCTTAATTGTTGTTTGCTCAAGCAACCGTCACATAAGGTAACCAAAAGTGTTATAAAAAAATAACATCAATCACATTCATGTTATTATCAACGATTATCTGTCGGATCACGTCCCTCCAAAAGAATTTTCGGTGCAGTTTATCGAGATCCTTGTACATTTCTTTCCAGTCTGACACAAACACCTCTCGCAAGTGCTTAACGCTGTCGTTAGACTTCCTAGAAGCTTCATACTGCCCTATTAAATCATTTAGCCTTAAATACTCCGTGTCATAGTATTCTTCGCTTATTCTGCCTTTTAAGAACATTGTGTTAAGCCTGTCCAACTCTGCCCGGTATTTTGATGCATTGTTGGTTGAGTGCTTTTTCTCTGATTTCTGATCCGACATAGCCGCTTCACGTTCTGCCAAAAAGGTATCGACCCGGTTCAGTAGCATCTCCTCGATAAGATTCTCGGATTTCACCTTGGCAAATCCGCACATTTTGGTAGAGTGATATTCGCAGTGGTAGTACCGATACACATTACCGCTTCGGTGGCTTTTTTGACAGGACCGCATCAGCCGATTACACTCCGGGCATCGGATCATACCGGAGAATAATACTTCGGTCCGCTTGTTTCCTGCGGTGCGTATTACTGGTCTCTTTTGTTGGAGATCTTGCCATTCCTCTTTAGATATGTACGGTTCACAGAAATTATCATTATCCTTGTAACATCCATAATAAAAAGGGCTGCGGATTATGCGCTTGATAGCTTGAATCTCAAATCTTGTACCGTACTGTTGGTTGATATGCCGGGCGGTGGCAGAGTAGTTTCGATATTTGCGATAGTATTCAAACAGATCCGCAACAGCATCTTCCCATTGTTCTTCCTTTACCAGTCTGCGCACTCCATTCACGACAGCGTTGTGGTATCCAAACGGTGTAGAGTGATCCGGGAGTATAGACTTCCCGATGGATGCCGCATACCGGATAGTATCTTTTCTCCTCTCAGAGTTTAATGCCCATTCCAACTCTGCCATTGATGCCTGCATATACATGAAGTTTTTTCCGTAGGGTGTAGTGGTGTCGATCTGCTGACTGACGGAGACAAGATTGCAACCGTTGATTTCCATGTCGTGATATAGGTTACAGAAATCTCGGGTATTACGTGCGATACGGTCATACCGCTGAATGACAACAAGCTGAATTTTTCTATCAGACACATCCCGCATCATTCGCTGAAAGTCTTTTCTCTTTTTGGTGGAGTGTCCGGTGATCCCGTAGTCTCCATCATAAACTGTGGCATTGTAATTCCCGGAGCCGTACTTGTCATCCAGGTACCGGCGGCACATATCAATTTGCACATCCATGCTGTCGGAGTTGTCCACGGCTTTGGATTTACGTGGGTAGATTGCGCAGTTAATCATTATTGTTCCTTTCTGACAGAAAAAGCCACTATAAAAGTGGCTTAATCTTTAGTCTACGAATTCAATTATATCAGCGGAATATCCCATAACTTCTCCGACATCTTTAATTTTTACTCGGATAGTGTAATGTTCATCTTTTTTCATGTCCATGACTTTCTGTTTTTGCTCATCTGATTTTACATAACACTGCACCCCATAGACATCTAAAGCATCGTCATTTGATAGATTGATATACTTCCCGCTTGCATCAATATTTGAAAGTCTGCCAGTAATTTCTAAATATTTTCCTTTGTAAGAATCGGTTGCTTTCAAAGCATTGTCTTTCAAATCGCTGTCAAGCTGTTCCACCGTAATTGCGGTATATTCAATTACTTCTTCTTGTTGCACAGTAGTTTCTTTCGTGGATGAAGATGTGCTCTGCTTTTGCGTTGTGGTAGAACTCGATGAACTGTCAGAGGAATCATCTGATAAAGAGCCAACAATTCCAATCGCAAAAAACACAGCAAGACAAATCAAAACTACTTTAAGTGTACTTGATTGTTTCCTCTTGCATACTGGACAAACCGTAGCTTTCTTCGGAATGTCTGATTGACAGTATTTACATTTCTTTGTTTCTTCCATAATAGTTTTTCTCCTTTTTACATTTTATCTGAATAGGCTAATATTCGCCTAATCATTTCTTTTTGGGTATCATCTGCTTTGCGGTATTTCATTAGCAAATCTTGCTCTTCTTCGGATAGAGAAATAGTGTAATCTATCGTCTGCTCAAGAGGATTCCATTGAACATCCTCATTTCTCATAAGAAATTCAAGGCTTACATTAAAAAAATCCGCAATCAATTTTAATTTGTCTGGCTTAGGAGTATATTTCCCCTGCTTCCAACTGGTTAATGTAGCAGTAGATACTCCGGTTTCTTTGGAAACTTTGTTAGGTTTTATGTTTCTTTGTTTGCATAACTCTTCAAAATTTTGATAGTACATAATTTCTCCTTTGTATGCTAAGAAAACTTAGGTTTTCTTATTGACATACTAAGAAAACTATGCTACTATGTAAAAGTACTAAGAAAACTTAGTACAAAATAAAAGATAGCTTAGTTTCTTATGTTTCTTTGTTTGGCAACTTTGATTATATAAGAAAACTAAGTTATCGTCAATACTTATTTGAAAGGAGTGACGATATTTTTATGCAAAAAATTGAGAAAAAGAATACTTCTTATGCGTATAAGCAGTATTTGAAACTCAAGAATAAGCACAAAAAGACAGACTATCAGGTTTCAAAGGATAGTGATGGTGCTATATCTACCGCAGTCCTCAGCCAGTGGGGAAAAGGAAATTATGATTTGAAGTTGGATAAACTTACGGCACTGGCAAAAGTATTTGATGTTTCCGTTTCTGAATTTATCAAGGAGAAGTAAAGATGAAAGGCCTTGTAATTGACCGAGAGGAGGATGTGGATGTCTGCAATGACTGAGGAACAAGCTGACAGAGCAATGCGCATTCTGGCAGAGTTATATGCCGACCAGATTGGCATGAAGAACCCGAAGATTACAATCACGAGAAAAGGAGAGAAGAAAGAATGAAAAAGCAGATTATACCTATCGAGAGAGCAAGCGAGAGCACCATTAATGCGCTGATTGAAGCAGGAGTACTGGTAGTGACCGAGGACGGTCTGAAGTGTGCGGAGGTGGACTGATGGCTGAGATTATCAAAAGCTATAAAGGATTTAACAAAGACATGACTTGCCGTGGATTTCAGTACGAAGAGGGCAAGGAGTACGAAGAGGAGACAGCAGATGCCTGCCATAGTGGATTCCATGCTTGTGAATATCCACTGGATTGCTTTAATTATTATTCTCCGAACGAATCTGTTTACCATGAGGTGGAGCAGAGCGGTGAATTTGACAGAGTTGAAGATGATTCCAAGGTTGCATCCACCAAGATTAAGGTCGGTGTAAGACTGGACATTGCCGGACTGGTAAAAGCAGCCATTGATTTTACCATGAGCAGAGTTAAAAAAGAAGCTGTAAGTGATGAAGACTACGGTGCATCCTCTGCGACAGGTTACTACGGTGCATCCTCTGCGACAGGCGACTACGGTGCATCCTCTGCCACAGGTGACTACGGTGCATCCTCTGCCACAGGTGACTGCGGTGCATCATCTGCCACAGGTTACAAAGGTGCATCCTCTGCCACAGGTTACAAAGGTGCATCCTCTGCCACAGGTTACAAAGGTGCATCATCTGCCACAGGTAACTGCGGTGCATCATCTGCGACAGGTTACAAAGGTGCATCATCTGCCACAGGTGACTACGGTGCATCCTCTGCCACAGGTAACTGCGGTGCATCATCTGCCACAGGTTACAAAGGTGCATCATCTGCCAACGATCCCGAGAGCGTTGCGGTTGCATGGGGATACAAAGGAAAGGCAATGGGTGTCCTTGGTTCCCATATTGTTCTTGCTGAATGGAAATACATTGGCAGTAAAGAGGATGACAGATACGACAAAGCAGAACAGAAAGCATGGGAGTTTGTCGGTGCGAAGATGTTTCGGGTAGACGGTGAAAAAGTGAAGCCGGATACATGGTACAGATTGGAGAATGGTGAACTTTTGGAGGTGGAAGAGTAATGGGAGAAGGAGAAAAGGAAGAATTGATGGTCACTGTTCCTTACAATGACTTTATTGCGGGAATAGAAGCATTACGGATAATCGTTTCTGCCAGGCAGATGTTAAAAAGCGGTGATGCCTATGCATCTGTTGGACTTAAAACAATCCTCGGAATTAACACAGAGGACGGTGATAAGGATGCCGGAAAGGATTGAGAACCGCATGGTTGTGGATTCTGAATGGGAAAGTTGTTATGCATCACAACCTGAAGTAGTAAAAGAGCATGGTTACCACAAATTTGGTACTGGTGAATTTGTCCACGAGAAGGAAGCTTATGAATATGCACTTGAACAGTGCTTAAATGGGTCAGAGGAAGATCAGAAGGAATTTAGAACCATGCTTGTTGAATGGTATTTCAGCGGTGGAGCATGGAGAAAGGAAGAATATAGTGGCACTTAAATCTTGGGATGAATTAAGAAAAATAGATGTAAGACCATTTTGTGAAGAGCGAGATGGGATGCTTTATCTGAATTGGGCAAAATGCATTTCTCTTTTGCATGAGAATGGTGCAAAGGTGGTCCGATGGATTCCTATACCGGATGAAAAATCAGGGACAAGCTTACGAATGGTGGACACTCCATTTACAGACAGTAAGGGAAATACCAATCGCTGTTATGAGACCAGAATCAAGGTTGTCATCGATGATATGGAGTATGAAATGCAGTCACCGGTGATGAATGGAGCTAATCCGGTCAAGGATAACTCAATGTCACAGCAAAGAGTCTGGAACAGTATGTGCAGATCATTCGTAAAGTGCGTTGCTATCAATACCGGCCTTGGCTTTGACCTCTGGATGAAGGAGGAGGCAAGACCGTTCCAAATGGGAATTCCGCAGGATGATGCAGCACCTTCTGCTGCAAACATGAAAGTCCTGAAGCAAATGTGTGAGAAGCACAAAGTTAATCTTGAATATTGGGTAAAGAGCTGTAATAAGACAGTGGCTACCCTGACAGGAACTGAAGTTGCTACGATGCTACAGACATTGAGAGAAAAGTATGGTGATGAGTAATGTATGCTACAGCTGCTATAACCAGCTATAAGGAAACCAAGGAAGGAACGGACCTTATTATTCATATTCCTAATTTACATCTCGGGAACCAGATCGTACGAAAGCTGATAAAGAAACTGGAAGTCCGGTTTGATGATGGCAGGCATATATCTGTTGATCAGCGCAAAAAGGCATATGCAACTATCCGTGATATAGCAGAGTATACAGGATATCTTCCGGAAGAGCAAAAGGAATATCTTAAATATCTGCATATTGTGAGAACCGGAAGTAAATATTTCAGCCTGTCCAGCTGCTCTATGGATACTGCCCGTGAGTTTATCAATACGATACTGGAATATGCCATAGAGAACGGAATACCGTTGTCTGAGAGTGCGATAGAGCGGACGGATGACATAGGGAAATATCTTTACTACTGTATTATCCATAAGAAATGTGCAATCTGTGGCAGAGATGGTGAAATACATCATGAGGATGCTATCGGCATGGGAAATAATCGTAGGACTGTTGATGATTCAAAGTATCGCAAGATTTGCCTGTGCCGTGAACATCATACGATAGCTCATCAGCGTGGGATAGAGGATTTCCGCAGAATGTACAAGGTATACGGCATTGTAGTAGATGATCTGGAACAAATAGAAGCACAGAAAAAGTGGGTTGAAACACCCGCCTCATAGGGGCGAAAGAAACCGTTTGTGTTAGTAATGGTGTCTCACAAACAAGCCATTATGTTAGTGTCAGGGCGGACGGGGATCCGCCCGGGAGGTGGTCTATATACTGATTGAGAATTACATACCTTTTGGTTATGCCAACAGAATATCAAGACAAAAACTTGTATCAGATACAAACATGAGTGATCGGAAAATCCGTCAGGAATTGGAAGATGCACTACTGCTCAGAGGGACATTGGTTATCAATATTGACAATGGATATTTCCAACCTGATGGCAGTCTGGAAGACCGGCAGAGGGTAAAGGAATATCTATTCCGGGAGCAGGCAAGGACAAGTAGCTGCAGCAAGCGTTGCAAGGCTATCAGACAGTGTCTGACACCAAAGGCAGAGGATACAGGGCAGATGTCACTCAAAGAATTTGGAATAGGGTAGGTGGGCTGAATGGATTACATAAAGCTGAGCCGAAAGATACTGGATTGGGAATGGTATGGGAATATAAATACCTGCCGTGTATTTATTCATATGCTTTTAAAGGCCTACTGGAAAGACAAGAAGATTGAGGGAACTGTGATCCCCAGGGGTTCATTCCCTTCATCGTATGGTCGATTAGCGGAGGAGACACAACTCACGGTTGACGAAGTAAGAACCGCAGTAAAGCATCTAATTTCTACCAAGGAGATTACCAAGCATGCAACCTCTAAATACACCGTATTTACGGTAAATAATTACTATGCTTACCAAATCATCCCAAGCAGTTTCCCAACCGATTCCCAAACGATTCCCGAACGATTCCCAACAAAAGAAGAATATAAAGAAGGGAATAATAAAAAAGAAGAACCTAAAGGTTCTAAGAAAAAATTTATCCCCCCGACCGTTGACGATGTTCGTGCCTATTGCCAAGAGCGGAACAATAAAGTTGATCCGCAGAAGTTTGTTGATTTCTATTCGTGCAAAGGCTGGATGGTTGGAAAAAATCACATGAAGGACTGGAAAGCGGCGGTAAGGACCTGGGAAAAATCCAGTAGTCAGAGCAAAGAGGCACCGGCGGAGAAAAGGTTCGATGCAAACAAAGGAATGATGCAAACTGACTACGGAGATATGTCGGAGTTTGAAAAATCTATGCTGGCAAACTGAAGGGAGAACGATGAGCAATCAAAATTATCGAAAGGCAATGGCCATTGAAGCCAAAAACAAGAAGAGGATACTGGAGATCAATCCTCACGTTGATGATGGCAGCGGTATATATTTCCTGACACGGATGGACGAGGACGGAATCCGGTATGCGTACATAGGGCAGGCTAAACATCTGCTGACAAGACTGGCACAACACCTCTCCGGATACCAACATATAGACCTGTCACTGAGAAAGCACGGACTGTATACCACGGACAATATCTACGGTTGGAAAATCGGATTCTTACATTATCCGGTAGATAAACTGGATAAGTGGGAAAAGTACTGGATTAAGTGTTATGCGGACAAGGGATATCAGCTTCGCAACAAGACCGCCGGCGGTCAGGGTGATGGAAAGAAACAGATTGATGAATACCGCCCCGGGAAAGGTTATCATGACGGATTAAAGCAGGGGTACATCAACGCCAGCCGGGAGATAGCACATCTCTTTGATCTGCATCTGGAAGTGACAGCAAAGAAGGATCCACCGACGGCGCACCAGAAGAACGCCTTGGAAAAGTTTAAAGCATTTTTGCAGGCATACAAGAAACAGGAGGATGAGGATGACTAGAGATATGTATAAAGCACTCATGGTGGCAGTAACGATGTGCGAGATACCAATCGGAACCAAGGTGCGGCTGAAAGATGATTACCCTGGCATCACACACATAATCGACGGATACCAATTGACTGCGCAGGGATTATACATGGAGTTTCGGGATGGATCAAGTCTTAACATCGAAAATTTGGAACAGATAGAGAAGGTGATCTGATGGAAATGTCAAATGAAGAAATCATACGGAGATATAAGCAGGCAAAGCATAAGCCTTCGCAGATCCAAATCCTGGCAGAACTTAATGCCTGTCCGAAATCAAAGATTTTGGAGATCATCAGCGGAGAGATATTTGATAATCATGCCGCTGCACGCGCTACAGTGCCGCAGGAACCGCATAAAAAGGTTGAGGTGGTAAATTCTCCCTACGGAGAAATAGACGCCCTGGAATCGTTTGTTACGGACCGCATGGATGAACTGGAAAATCAGATCAAGGTAATGGAGAACGAGTATAAAAATCTCTCTGCAGCGCTACTGGTAATCGGACAGTATAAGGAGATGGCGACATGAGTGGAGGATTTCATAGCGAGGATGAATTGCGGAAGATGGAGCAGCATCCCAGTGTGCGGGCAATCCGCATCGGACGCACGAAGCCGTATGACTGCAGCTATCCGGAAATGACGGAGAGACCAAAGATACATGCAGAAAGAAGCGAGAGCCATGAAGATATATGCCGTGAAGAATGACAAGGACAGCTACCTGAATATTGGGGATGGCAGACAGTCCTGATTTAGAAATAGAAAGGGACTGTGAACATTACGCACCCATGACCAACGCAGACCGGATCAGAAACATGACGGACGAGGAACTGGCGATGGCTATTATGTGTCTTGCGGAATTTACTAGAAGTGACAAGGTATGCGATTTTAGCCATGATTGTAAGGATTGTACGTTGGCATGGTTACAGAAAGAAAGCGAGGAATGAAGATGCAAGATAGATATTTATTCCGTGGCAAGCGGGCAGGCAACGGGGAATGGGTGATATGGGATGCCATCACTGGAATACCGCATGATTTATATATTCAAGTGAAAACCATCTGCCAGTGCACCGGACTTAAAGACAAGAACGGTAATCTGATTTGGGAGAATGACATTGTTGCTTACTGGGATTCATACAGTACAGAAAGCGGACTGGCAGAAGCAGATTGCATCGGTAAAGTCGTATGGGATGATGAAACAATTTCCTTCCAAGTGACAAACAGATTATCTGCTGAAAGCTATGAAGTTTTAGGTGATGAATGTTCAGTGATTGGGAATGTATTTGACAATCCGGAACTGTTGGAGGAGTAGAAATGACAGTACCAAATTTATGTAATGAAGTGTTAGAAAATGCAATTAAAGTTCACGAGACGTGCGAGAACGCAGGATGTGAAATAACTCCGCTTGATGCAGTTGCAGTACAGGCTATGAAAGAGTTGTTACGGTACCGCCAAATCGGCACAGTGGAAGAATGCCGGGCGGCGGTGGAAAAACAGAAAGCCAAACGACCTGACGGTGGAAGGGATATTGATGGAAAAGATTATCTTATATGTCCTAATTGTTGTGCAATAGTCGCTGATGGTGAATGGACAGCGAAGTTTTGCCCTGATTGTGGACAGAAGTTGGATTGGAGTGGTGAAGAATGAGAATAGAGATTGAGTTTCCGGAAGAATTTGAAAAGGATTATACTGCGGACAAATTTGCAGAATTTTTAGGTAGAGTAAGGGCTGACATAGATTACAACGGAATATGCGGTAACTATGAACGGGAAACAGCAGATGTGCTGGCGGAAGCATTTAAGAACAGTAGAGTTGTCCAGCCAGTAGCATATGAGGGCGGACGGTTGATTGATGCAGACAAACTTATTGAACTTATGATAAAAGACAGAGATTATGCAGGAGAGAACGGCTTTGTGGATATGTTTTATGAACGTCAACACTTGATTGGTGTAATCAACCAACAGCCGACCGCCTATGATGTGGATAAGGTTGTGAAACAGCTTGAAGAAGAGAAAGAATATTCCAACGCTGATTTTGAAGGTTATGCAGATGCGCACGGGTTAGATTCCGATGATGACTGGTACTATATGGGACTTAAAAGGGCAATCGAGATTGTAAAAGGCGGTGGAGCAGATGGCAATTAAACCGATTTTATTCAACACAGAAATGGTTCGGGCGATTTTGGATGGGAGAAAGAGTTGCACGAGAAGAATAATTAAACCACAACCGCAAGGATATTTTGAAGTAAGCGAAGAACCGCTGTATATATATGATACAGACGGAAAACAAGGCAAAATTACACCACCGTATCAGCCGGGAGATATCCTGTATGTCCGGGAAACATGGAGTGAAGTAGAAACGGTCAATGGAGTACCGTTTCATATTTACAAGGCAGATGATAACGGAAGGTATGCAGATGATAACCATAAATTTGAAAGGTGGTACCCATCAATTCACATGCCAAAGGAAGCCGCTCGTATCTGGTTAAAGGTTACGGATGTGAGAGTGGAGCGGTTGCAGGATATAACACCAAAGGACGCTGAAAATGAAGGTGTTGGAAATCTTTTCTACGAAGATATTGGGTACAGTGAAAAAAATTATGGAACAGAAGTAGATCCAGAGTATGGGATTGCAAAGGAACAATTTGCTTGGTTGTGGGAATCAACCATAAAGAAATCCGATCTTGGACGCTACGGTTGGAATGCCAACCCGTGGGTGTGGGTTATCGAATTTGAAAGATGCAAGAAACCGGAGGAGGATAAACGATGCGATTGATTGATGCGGATGATTTTATAAAAAGGTTCCGCTACGGGGAGGCGGATTAGATGGCTAAGGCAATGGGTGTCAGCCCTATCACAGATACTATTTACTATGGCAATCTGAAAAATGATAAATGGGTAGGAAAAAAGGAAGACGTTACCCAAATGGCAATCAAGGCTGTTTTTGAGTGGTTTATGAACAAGCACGAACAGAACTGCCCTGATGGAGAGTATCAGATACGATTTCCAGGAACCCCGTATGTGCTGTCTATGAGGAAAGAGAAAAAGGATGGTGAAGCAGATGCAGAATATTGATTACACCGCCTTGTATGCCCAAAATGCGGACTTTAAACGTTACGTTGATCGCTATTGCGTGAAGCACCGGATCAGCATGGAACAGGCACTGCAGCACTATCTGGTGCAGATGGCGGGGATGCAGTACAAGGAGCAGATGGATAACAAGGTAGAATAGATTAGAAAGGAGTAAGAGGTTTGCTGGCCAGCGTGAAAGACGTCTTTACTCCAAAGCAAAATGAAAGAAGAATTTAGAAGCAGGGTTTATACCGATAGACCTGATTATGCAGATTTTGAACCACCGAAAAAATTTCAGGCAATCGAGAGCATAATTGCAAAAAGATTGCGTGAGCATCCCAATGCTATATGTTCATATTCCGGCGGTTCTGATAGTGACATCATGATTGACGTAATAGAGAGGACGAGGCAGTTATTTGAATTGCCGCCCATAAAATATGTATTTTTCAATACTGGACTTGAAATGAAGGCTATAAAAAATCATGTCAAGGATACTGCAGAAAAATACAGTGTGGAAATCGAGGAGTGCCGGCCGAAGGTAGGAATCGTTCAGGCGGTAAGAACGTATGGAGTGCCATTTGTATCGAAGATTATGTCAGGCGGCCTGTCAGAATGGCAGAAGAAAGGAATTCCACTGTCAATAGCGGATGAATATGAACAAGCTGAAGATAAGGCTGCCAAGAGAAAAGAGTTGAAAGAAAGGTATCCAAATTGTGAAAGTGTGATAAATTTCCTGTGCTGTTGCAATTCTAAAGGTGAGCCAAGACCAAACATACAGCTTGTTATCAATTCGTCCAAGTACATGAGAGATTTTATTGGGGAGTATCCGCCAGACTTTCAGATAAGTGCAAAGTGCTGTGATTATTGTAAAAAGGATATTGCTCATAGCGTCCAGAAAGACTATGACATGATAATCACGGGAGAACGCAGGGACGAGGGCGGTATGAGATCTGTTCCGCGAAAAGATAATACTGCTCTGTGCTTCACTGAAACGGCAAGCGGTCAGTATCGGTTGCGCCCACTCTATTATGTCAGTGATAAAGACAAGGATTGGTATAAAAATTATTACGGCATACGGTATTCAGATGCATATGAAGTATATGGATTGACACGAACCGGATGTTGTGGATGTCCGATATCTTATAAGGCCGTTGATGATCTGGAGTTGATTCGTCCGTATGAACCAAATGTAGTAAAGGCTGCATGGAATATTTTTGGAAAAAGTTATGAGTACAGAAAGAAATATAACGAGTACAAGCAGAAACGGATGGCGCAGGAAAAAGAAGCTGCCACTAATGTAGAAGGGCAGATGAGCCTTAATGATTATATAAAATAAAAAGGCACCCGGAGGTGCCAGTGAGATGATTGCTGTATGCACCCTTGAGTAACTACAAAATTGCAAATAAGTGTTATTCTCCCAGGTTACTTTTAGCGGTTATCCTTAATGCTTTTTTGCAACAGGATGCAGGGAGAAATTCAAAACCGCATTCAAAACGATCTTAGGCACGTTTCTTCACCTCCATCTCAACGAAATGGTAACACAAAAAAATATAAAAATCAAGAAAGGAGCCGAACCAGCGCGCATAAAGGGTACCCGGTTCCTATGAGAATGAAGAATAGCAAATTAAAGGAATATTTGAATGGATTTTCGGATGACGTGGAAATCAGCCTGATAGTAGCAAATACGCAAAATAGAAAAGTATATGAGCCAAAAGAAGTTCTTGTAATGACAGATATGGAAATTCCAGCATTTGTAATTGATGTTTGCAATGAGAGAGACATGGATGTAGAAGAAATCTCTGTATGCGAGGAATGTGAACGAAATGCAAATGATCTGGAAGGGCAGATGGACATATCAGACTTCCCAGAGGTGATGCCATGAAAAATAACATTATCATTGACTGCTTTGCCGGTGGTGGCGGAGCAAGCGTAGGAATCGAAATGGCACTGGGAAGATCTGTTGACATTGCTGTAAACCATGATCCGCAGGCTATACGGATGCATAGGGTAAACCACCCTGATACATTGCATTTGACAGAGGATATTTTTAAGGTCGATCTGCAAAAGTATGTTGGAGATTGCCATGTGGCACTGATGTGGGCATCACCTGACTGCACAAGCCATAGCAAAGCAAAAGGCGGGCAACCACGCAAAAAAGGATTGCGGATACTTCCCTGGGCGGTATATAAGCACGCTAAAACGTTGTTACCTGATGTAATTATTATGGAGAATGTGGAAGAGATACAACAGTGGGGGCCACTGGATGAAGATGGTCACCCGATACCGGAACGCAGGGGAGAGGACTACCGTAAATTTATTACGGCTATGACATCTCTTGGATATGATTTCGATAGCCGGGAGCTTGTGGCTGCGGATTATGGGGCACCTACGACACGGAAACGATGGTATGCAATCTTCCGGCGGGACGGAAAAAATATTGTCTGGCCGACACCAACCCACAGCAAAGACGGGGACTTGTTACCGAAGTGGAAGGAATGTGGTGACTATATCGACTGGTCTGATCTTGGAACATCCATTTTTGAGCGGAAGAAGCCACTGGCGGCAGCCACAATGGACAGAATTGGGAATGGTGTGAGGAAGTACATAATTGATAATCCGAACCCGTATATCGTCAAAAGCAAGGATGCACTGGCATTTATCATACAGTATCACGGTGAGACCAGGCAGGGGGATTCCCGGGGACAACTCCTTACGGATCCTATCAAGACTATTGATACTAGCAACCGTTACGGATTGGTAACCGCATTTGTTACAAAGTTTTATAAGACCGGGATCGGGCAGGGGTGTGACGAGCCACTGCATACGATTACCACTTCCCCTGGACATTTCGGGATTGTATCTGCGTTTATGGTCAAATATTACGGAACCGGGTGTGGTCAGACATTGGACAAGCCGCTGGGGACCATTACCACAAAGGATCGGTTCGGACTGGTGAATGTTCTGATTGAGATTGACGGAGAACAATATGTTATAAAAGACATTTTTCTGCGGATGCTGAAGCCGGAAGAATTGAAGCTGATGCAGGGATTTCCCGAGGATTATATCATTGATAGAGATATTGCAGGAAAAACATATCCTATTGTGGAGCGAGTGGCAAGGATAGGTAACAGCGTAGTGCCGGTTATGGCAGAAGCACTGGTATCTGCAAACTGCGGTTACCTATGCATTGGAGATCGTACACCGAACATGCAGATCAAAGCAGAGCAGACCGGGCAACTCCGGTTTGCGTAGGAGGTAAGAAAAATATGGGAAAGAGACATTTAACACCGGCAGAAATAAAAGAGCAGTGCAAGCGGATTGCCCGGGAAAGCCGTATGGCTGACCGAACCCCCTGGACGGCTATGGGAATCATCTGCAGCTATGTGATCATGCGCCGGGAGGGATTCAAGGGGCAGCGGATCTCCCGGCTGGCGAATAAGGTAAATGAAATGGAAGCTGATTGGTCCGCGGGCAAGATCGACCTGAAGGAGATTAGCCAGCGCCTGATGGATAAGGCAGGCTGGTCCATTGAGTATAAAGCCTATACAGAGGATGACATCACCGCCCGGAAGGGATCCTATCAGTACTGGCTTGATCAGAAACAGATTGCACCGCAGAATACCATCAATGAGCAGGCTACAAGATATATGCTTTTCTTCTTTACCTCTTTGATGGACGAGTATGGATTCGGAAAAGATCGGCT